GTAATGTGTCGCTGCAAAAAAAGCCCTTCTGAGCGTGAACCTTTAGAGCTGTTGCATCTACGACAGGCAGCAACCATATTATCCATATTCACAGGATCACCGCCATGCTTGATGCTAATGACATGATCTACAGTATTAGCATCTTGTCCACAATAGAAACATGTATAACCATCACGAGCTAAGACTTGTAGTCTTACACGTTTATAGTCTCTACTTAATCTAGGGTCACCTCGCTTGCTGCTCAATGCCAACCCAATCTATTGAAATGTAGTAATGCTTTACATGCACTACCACTATACCTATGGTCTATGTACTTAAGCCCATACTGTACCTGCTGTATAGGGCTCTTATCATAGATGATAGCGTTCTTTATCTGTGGTATCCCATACGTATGGTATTTACCAGATAAGTTACCTATTGCTCTAGGGTTAAAGGCTGACTCTTTACCATATAACGTAATAAGGCAAGCAGCTTCTTTATGATCCATAGAAAGGCGAATATAAGTCTTTGGATTTATTGCTTCTATTGAGCCGCCATCTGCAACTGCCATTGGTATAGATAGAGATATCCCAATAGCGAGTGCTACCCAGCGAGTTAGTCGTAAACGACTCGCTCTGAGCCCCTGATGGGCTCTAGCCCGTAGAGTACCATGGCTGTCAAACATGTGGATAACTTGGGAGTGTCGTAAGCGCGTAAGTAACTTATGCGCCATAGTTATCCACAACTGTGCATATCTCTTTACCCAACTCATAAGGAATCATAGAACGCAATCGAGCATTGCGTAACTTGCCTGTTCCTCCTGCATTAGTGCCAGCAGGTGATGATTCATGGCATGTAGCTCGTGGCTTACACATAGGGCGCGGTATCCAACCTTGAATTGTTCCCCAGAGATCCGTAGGCTTCATACGAGTATCGCCATATTGACAATAACTAATTGTCCATCGAGGTAATTCTTTAACTACATCTTGATGGCGCAACATACCTCTTGGGTTCTCCATAATCCAACCATAAGTAGGATTAAGTGCCTGCATGAGATTAACTGTGTGTTCAACTAAAGCAATAGCCTCATATACAGCTGGGTGTTTAGGTACTGATTTACCGCGTGTTCCTTCCCAATACTTCCACAAACTTGCAACGCTAAACTTCTGGCAAGGCGGTGAAGCCCAGATAAAGTCTGGTTGACCGTATTTAGTTATTAAGTCATCAGCGTTTAGCGCAAGTATGTCTCGTTCATGTGCAGCGAAGTATTCATCTAACTCAACCTTAATTATGGTGTGCCCAGCGTCTTCAAAGGCTTGAGTGCTAGATCCTGTACCAGAGAAGAAGTCATAAACAATCATAAAAGCCCCTTATTTGTCTGTTGAATAGAATCCTTCACCCTTAAAATGGACATTAGGAACTGAGTAAATCTTCTGCATCGAGCTGTGGCAGAACTGGCAAGTAACTGTATGTGGTTCATGAATAGATAACTCCTTCTCGTAGCGCAAGTTAGCCTCGCATTCCTCGTTGGTACACTCAAACTCATAGATGGGCATTACACGTCCTGCATGGCACATTAACCAACTTCCACGATCCACAAGATGTGCATCTCTCAGGTTCTAATTGTACCGACTCTTGCTGAATATCGCCGTAACCTGCTTTAAGCAATAGTTGAACCAAGTCACCAAACCGCATGAAGGCAAGATACTCGGCAGCATCTTCACCCTGTCCATTCATACGACACACCACGAACGGCAGCTCTTTGCTAGCCGCTCTCTTGGTAACTTGCTTCAACCATGCGAGAGGCTGGAACTCTGTCCTCGCTTTGATTTCACAATCGAAAGGCACATTGTGAATATCTTTACCAGCCCCTCTACCGACGCTAGCGTTCTCCCACCATAGAGATAAATAGGATTCAATTACTCTTTCGGTGCGATAGCCTCGATGTTTCCTGCTCTGGGACATGGATTAGGTCATGCCCTTCCAGCAGAATTAACTACGCCGCACTTGCATGTCCAAGATTGTTGCAAGTAACGATTCTTGATCTGTTGAATACTTGGGTGCTCGTTACACCCTTGGCAGATAATGGCGTAACCCATATCTTGTAGAATCTGTGCAGAAGCTCTTATGTGCTCCATTGCCTCATCATCTGGGAACTGTTCATATTCATTATCTTGGTTCATGAAATATAACTTACCCATTGCGCTTACCCCATGTGCCATCTGACTTAATCTCGTACCAGATTGGCTCACACTTATCATCAGCGCCCTTTTCTGATCCGCTAGTTATCTGATTAGGACAGCGCCAATGACCCCACGCTTTACCCGCTTTGCTCACACCATGTTTCCATATTCGAGCCCCATGAATACAGCTCTCGTCTGGCATTGTGCCGCCAAGTACGGATTTCACCGTCTCGACTGCTGTTTCCATTGTCTGAGGTGCTGGTGATTCCCAAGTTGTCCATGGATCATCTGCCTTTGCTACTGGTATGTATTGTCCAGACGTGTCTGCCATCTTAGCCTTTACTTCCTCAATGTTAGCCTTTACCTGAGTAATTTTTACTACCTTTGCCATTTCCTCACGGCTTGCCCTCTTGCCTTTTGTTGCATAACCAGCATTCGCAAGAGCACGCCCGATTGCGCTGGTTTCACAGTTCTCGAGTGCAGATGTTGCATTAACTCCACGCCCTTGTACTGTTTCCTCAGCGAGTCCAGACGCCCATGCGTCTTTTTCAGTTTGCGTTCTAAATATCTCTGCACGAACAATGAAGCGGGAAGCGTTAGCCTCAAGTAAAGCTGTGTTAATTCTTCCATCAGGATTATCCTTCCAAAACTTAGTTAATCGTTCTTCTACTGTCTCGTAATCATCAAGGTTAAACATAGAGATCGTTCTCCTCTGTATGTAGTTGACCGCTTATTGCAGCGTACGCGACAAGGTCGACGTAAGTGTCTGACTTTGCAGTTTCCATGCTTCTTGCGATTTTGACCAATGCCATACACATCGCCACCTGATAATCCGTAACTGGCATTTCGAGGTATGAACTCCAAAGTGCGGCTGTGCGCTGCATATTGTCGCTAGGGTGACCGTAATCAAGTCCTCGGTCTTGGATAGTAGCTCTCGCTTCGTTGAGGTAGTCTCTAGCATTCATCGACCCACCTGCGCGGTTAACTTCTCGTAGTGCTTGCGTACTGCTTTGCGTCCTGCCACATATCCGTTAGCGTAGCCAGAGCGATTGCCTAGCCAGAACGCTGTGCAGATAAGAGCGAAAGTGATAATCTGTCCTATTGTCATTATGCACCTACCTTGGCACGAGGATATTGCAGGTTAAACTGCTCCCATTCGTCTTTTAACATTAAACCTTTGTATTCATGACAAGGTACACAATATGAACCGTTTGTAGCTTCTGTGTCGCAATAAACACAGATCCAAATATCTTTTGTTGTATTCAACATTTTGAGCCCTTCTGTAGTCGGTGTCTCCGCTACAACAAGAACTTTACGGCAATCGGGCTAGACAACAACCCCTTTTTGATAACGAAACGATAACAATGTTATCCACATCTTCATCGCCAAAGTCGGGTCTAGCGAACCCTTCCATATACCTTGCCTTGGACTATAAACGTACCGTTCTTTTCAATGTTGATAATGTCCACTTGAACCGTTGATCCATGAACGTACATGATGGCAAACGCTTGCTGCCAATTAGCCGTTCCCTTGGTGTATGAGGCTTGCTTGAAGTCCATGAGATTACCTACCTCAACACCATGTAGAACACGCCCTAAACGCCCGCCAGAGGCTTCTGTGAAGGCGCTACGCCCTGCTCTGTGAGTATGTCCTGAGATTACGTTCTTGCCATGCCTACGGGCTGCCTCAAGGGCTGAAAGCCCACCTAGTTGCTTGATGGGCGTATGGTCACCATGGACAGCAATCCAGTTAGGCGCTATGTTCATTGGAGTCTTATGGAAGGTTATTCCTAGTTCGTCAAATTTCATGAACTTCTCAAACCTGAGTTCTGGTAAGGATAAGAAGCTAGGAATCTTCTTCATGATGATGTTGTAGATGCGGTCTGTGTGGTTGGATCGTATGCAATCTGTGACGCCTAGTTCCCAGAGAAGGTCAACACACCTATCTCGGTCATCACCTAGAGTCTGTTCATAGGCTTGTGGCGTACCTTCTGACCACTTGGATATAGTCTGAAAGTCAATCTCGTCACCAATAGTGACTGTCTGGTCTGGCTTAAACTTCTGTAGGAACTTGGCAATGTTATTCACGACATGCACGTCCTCGAAAGGCACTTGCAGGTCTGAGAGAATCACAATTCGCTTAATCGTCGTCCTCGTCATCGTAGGGGATATTGTCTATTCGATTGGGAAGTGAAGGCAGAATCCAATCGGGATAAGCATCCCGATCTACGATAATTGCAAGAGCAATATCTATAGCAAAACCGCTACGGCGTAACGCTTTATACATCTCATTCAATGTAATAGCCCATGAATCTAAAGCGTTGTAAGTGTCGAAGTCGATGACCTTTTTCTTAGCCATGGGATAAGTGTTACTTACCTAACAGCTCGATGATTGTATCGACACGCGTTTCAAGGCGATTGACTTGATCCTTAATAGATGAGCCGCCGTTAGGCTTAAGCTCTGTAAGGTAATGCTTAATCATAAATTGGACATATGCTGCAACGCCGCCTAGAACTGTAATGATTGCAACGGCTAAAGCCGCGTAGTCCTGTGTGCTCATTAGATGACCGTAGTAAAAACGTAGAGCGTGGCTGTGCCTGTATTGGTTACAGCCCAGACTTCGTTGCCTTCTGGAATGATTGTGCTGTACTTGTCATTGTTATCTAAGCGAAATCCTGTTGATGAGGTAACTGTATTGTCGCCACCGAAATAAATTGTGCCGCCTGCGTGAACCCAAAGGCTAAGACTTGACTCAAGAACGCGCCCCACAAGCTGAGGCGTTGTGGTGATTGTCATCTGCTTACTTGCTGACATGATTACTTCTTAGGCGTGGCGTAACCGAATACACCTGCAACGATTGAACCAAGGATTGCGCGATAATCCAAAGCAAAGTTAGAGGTAGTACCCCATACTGCTAGGAACGCTCCTACTGACATTATGTAAGGGTTCTTCATGTTCATGCTTTTCCACCTATCATTGGGATATTAAAGAAACTACCGTCTGTATCGCCCGCTTGAGTAAAGCTGATATGGCAATGATGATTGTGCTTATTAGCCCCATCGTAAGGACGCCAAGCCCAAGATTTCTTAGGCGATGCGATTCTTCCATCGAAGATGACATAAGAGATTCTCTTATCGCCAGCTCGAGCACAGAGTCGTATCTGATCTGCAAGGTTAGGCATGAGGTCTGGCTTGGCTTTACCAGATAAATCCCTGTCAACGTCAATTGCTCGTACGACACCTGTTGCATCAGGATTGTGGTCAGAAACACTTGCTTGATGACGTGTGTCGCCAATCCAGCCGTCTGAGGTGCGATCTCTGTCTGGGTAACTATCATCAACTTGAAGTCTTAACTGTTGTCCAGCTTTACAGAGTATGGGCTTCATTAGAACAATCCCATCGCTTCTGTGAGTTGAGAGTCAATTCATCGTGTCCACACTCAGGCATTGGAGAAATGAAAGCATCATCTATTGGGTCGTAAGTCCAACCAACGCCAGCATAATTGAATCTTATTGAGCCAGAATAACTTGTGCGCACACACTTCTGACCTCTGAATTCAGCATACCAATCTTCAGGAGTTTTGCCTTCAATTAGTTCAGTTTCGTCAATGCCAACAATCACTTCTGTGACAATATTAGAATCATCTAAAAATGCATAATGCGCCATTATGTCCAACTCACAGTTCCTGTGCCAGCAGTAATAGTTGTAACTTTATTAGCTCCCACAGTTGCTGTCGAGCTGGTTAAACCACCGCTTACAGTAATTGTTGAAGTAGAAGGATAACTAAGAATAACAATTCCAGAACCACCAGAACCACCAGCAGCGCCACCAGTAGCGCCACGGACTGCCGCACCGCCACCACCACCGCCAAGATTAGCTGTTCCTGCTGTTCCTGCTGCTGCGCCAGTTGTGCTTCTAAACCCACCTGCACCGCCACCACCTGTGCCGCCCGTGCCTGCTGCGACTGGATAACCTCCGCCGCCACCGCCGCCTGCGTAAGTTACAGAAGAACCTGAAATTGAAGATGCTGTACCAGTTCCACCGTTACCACCTGTGCCGCTTGATG